AAGTAAAAGTCGGGTAGGCTTTCCATCTTTCATCTCAGCGCCAGGCATATTGCCCATTCGTGCTAAAAAGGATGCCCTACGAGGGTTATCTCCCGACTTAACTGGTGGTTTTAAATTGCCACCTGTTTCTGCATTATACGATGCTCTCCCTTTGGCATTCAAGCCCCCCTTGGGGTTTTTCCCTTCTTTTGTTTGCCAAGCAGGAGATTTCATTTCTTCTTAGGCATCTTCTTTGTCATGCCAGCTTCAGACAAGGCAATGGCAATGGCTTGTTTCTTAGAAGTTACGGCAGGGCCTTTCTTAGACCCAGAGTGCAGTTTACCCGCACCATATTCACGCATAACCTTGCTAATCTTAGTTTCAGCTTTAGTTTTGTTCATATCAGTACATGATCTTTGCAGTGATTGTTCCAGATGTATAAGCGGTGCAGTTGGCTCTTAGATACTTAGGCGCATTTGCCACAGTAATAATGCCATCACCAGTTAAGGCCGTACCAATTGTTGAATATGTTGTTCCGTCTAGACTTCCTTGCAAAGCAACAGTAGCACTTGTAATGCCTGAAACTTGAAGGAATGCAGGTTGACCAGCATCGGCCTGAACTGCTTTTGATGCGCCAGTGGCGGTAACAGCACTAAGGAGGGTAACTGGAGTAGTTAAAGAAGACATTATTTACCTCTAGAAGATTTTTTCATCATGTTGGTAGCAGTACGCTGACCACTTTTAGGAAGAGCCATTTTTGGTTTACCAACAGCAATCATAATTGCAATTGGCATTCCCTTGGGCTTCTTTTCATTTGGATTTTTCATTGTTTTCATGGTTTCTCCTTAGTAATAGGGCCGCCACCTTTCCACGCATCGCAAGTACGGGCAGAAGCACAAGTAAATTGAAATAGGTCGCAATAGCCGAGATCAGCGGCTTTAATGAAATTTTGGTCATAAGATAACTCGTTTTCACCTTCATCTTTTTCCAATCCACTTGAGATACATTCCATCATCTTAGGTGTTTGGATAAAAGCAGCACAGTTTCCACAGCGCATACCTTTGATTGTTTCAGTAGGAGCGTTATACATCTTGGCTTTTGTTAACCAAAATGCTTCATTTGCTTCTTTGGGATTTGGTGGCCCATAGCCAAACTTCTTAAAAGCGTTATTTCGGTTCTTCAGATTAACCGATATATCTTGTGTCGCTATAGGACACACTACGCCAGTAAGTAAGTTCATTTCATCACCTTTGTGGCAATAAAGGATATAAAGCCACCGACTACGGAGGCAATAGCCATTCCGACAAAGAAGCCACCTTTTGACCTATTTGCCATCTCTAAAAGGGCTTTAATATCTTCACGCATAGCATGAACTTCAGCTTGTAAAGCCTCAACTTGGGCTTCCAACTTGCCAAATTCTCGTGGATCAATATCAGACATTTTCAGTCTTTCTTGGTCTGCCCATTTTCTTGGGTTTAGGTTGAGACAATATTAAAGGCTTTTCAGAAGTCTCTTGTTGAACTTCATCAATTCTTACATATCCTTGATGACCCTTCATCGTATCAATATCATGTTGATAGGTGAAAGATACTGTGTTTCCACTTTGTAAGCACTTATATGTAGCCATAATAGTTCCAAAAAAAGGGGGGTATTAGCCCCCTTTTATATGATTACTGAATTGGACGAGCAATCATCAACTGTAAAGTTGTAGATGCCAAGTCAACAGAACTACCAGTTGGGTTGATAGAAACGATAGTCACAGTATTAGCGGCTGAGACATATGCTCTACGCATAAGACCTGCCTCTGAAACACCAATTGACATACCAATAACCATATCACCCAAAAGAACGCCAGGCACTGTTACTGTATCAGTAGTAGTGGCTGTTGTTCCAATAGATGCTGTATCCAAAGTGCATGAAACGTCCCAAGTGTCTGTAAACAAACCACGGAACTGGTCATTTCCCCTACGAGAAACAACTGCTGTTGCTGCTGCCATAATAAATCTCCTTAATGTAAAAAATCCCCCACCCGAAGGTGAGGGAAAGGTTGTATCAATTAAGAAGGAACAACCAAGGCAAACATAGATGAGGACGTAGCCGCACCAGTAGTCGCGGCTTTACGCAAAGCGGCAACACCATACAAAGTGTCAGATGTAAACAGAGTAGCAAGGTACTCTTGTTTGTACTGAACTTGTGAACGGATACCAACTTGCTCAACCAGAACCATAGAGTCTTTATGACCCATCAAGCAAACACGAGCAATAGCAGTACCGCTAGTTGGATAGGCGGCAGTTGCAGATGCAGAGTCAGCATTGCTAGAAGTGAACACGGGGATGCCATAAAGGTTGCCGATTTCACCATTGCGGATAGCGTTACCATCACCCACAAAAGCCTGTTCTGTATAACGGGCAAGACCCATCAATGTATTACGGCTTGAAGGAGGAATGATAAAGAAGCGACCATCCATAGGAGTGTCATTGTCATCCAAACGCTGAATAGTACGACGAATAGCCGAATCAGTCAGAGCAGAAGCATTACCAGTGCTAGAGTTAGCTGAGTAGTCGAAAGTAGTTGTACCATCGCCACCAACATAACCAGCGTCATAACGTGCGCTACCAGCAGTACCGCCATTGGCAGAACGACCCAACTGAATCAAGTCTGTATCGACTTGTTTAGCCAAGGCATAACCTGCGTCAGATGTGTAGAAGTTACGCATTGAGTTCAATGCTTGTGCTTCGACAATATCTTCGATCAAACGGCTATATTCATAGTGCTTGTTAATCAGAACTTGGACTTCATCAGCCGTGTCAACAATTAAGGTAACTGCGTCTGTTTTAGTCTTTGCTGAAGCTGAACCACGACCAGGGGCTGGAATGTGAACTGTGTCACCTTTCTTGCCCTTAAAGTTCATCTTCATAACCAAGTTCGCTAGAACAAGGTTCTTTTTGTAACTAGCAACAATTTCATCACTCCAAATTTCAGGAATGAAGTTAGCTGCTGTGGTTACTGTGGTTGCATTGTTAGGTGCGAATGCTGTATTAGCCATAATTAAATCTCCAAATAGTTAAATTTTACCTGACCCGACCTTCTTGATACGCTACCATGATTTCATCAGATAACGCTTCATAGCGGTTAGGGTCTTGCATTTTCAGCCGAATAAGGTCAGCCCTTCGATATACTTTCTTTGATGATTCACCAGAACCACCTGTATCAACTCCAACAGCCCTAAGAGTTTGCTTTCTTGATGCTTCTCCCGCATCGCTTACTTGCTTATTCTTAACGCCACGAAGTTGCTTGTAGGTAGATAGCAATTCATTAGCTGAGTCGTAATCATATCCCGCATCGGCTTGCTCAAAGATTTTAATGCGAACAGGGCTAGACTTCACCCAATTTGCAAAGTCCTGATCTTTGGCGATGTCTCCAAAGTCGGGATGTTCTTGCGCTAACCTTTGTTGAATCTGTGACCTTTTCATTTCTAGCGTTACTTGACGTGCCGCTAGGATGTCTGGGTGATTATCAACTGTCCTCTGAACTGCCCTCTGTGGATTCTCAAAGAAATCTACTTCAGGCTCTTCCTGTCTAGTCTGTTGCTGTCGTGACCCAAGGTTCTGTTTAATAAGTTCATCGGCTAACTTACGGACTTCGCCTACTTCTTGTGCTTGCTTTCCAATTAGCTTTTCAGCCTCTTGGTGCATCTTCACAATGTCATCTAAACTTTTATCCCTGTATTTCTCAGGAAGGTCAGACTTTTGCTCTGTCTTTTGTTGCTCAATTTCTAACTCACCAAACTCTTCTTTGTCGTTGTCAACTAACATACTTCTTTCCTTTTCCTGCCGTCTATCGGTTGTAGGAGATTCAACTCGGCATAATTGCTTATGAGTTGAGTTTGCGCTCAGATTTCAACTTGTCTTGATGGCTTTTATCAAACTTGGCATGAGCCGTTGGAAATGAACCAGACCATCCTTCAAGCCTAAAATAAGGCGCAGAGAGAATGCGATGAGATTCCTCAAGGCATTCACATACGAAACTTGCTGTCTCATAATCAACAAGTCTCTCTGTTTTGTGCCCGTTTTTACAGGCAAATTCATATATTCTTTTCATTTAAGTCCTCAAAAGCTCTTTCGCTGACTTGTTTCAAGTTTTTCAGCCAAATAAGGATTGATAACTCACCTTTTCTGAATTGTAGACTTTTTTCATCTGCAATTGTTGAAATATTATTTAAAGGTTCTATCATTTTGTCAACATCTTCTATCAATTCTCTCCACCCTTGAGTGGACATCATTGAAAACCTCTCTTCGTAATACTTCTGAAGCTCTTGATTCATGCTCTAGTCATCTGTTTATCAACAATCTTGGCCTTATTTTGAATATCAGCCTCTTTAAGCATCAATTCAGCAATCTTGACACGCTTATCGAACTCTTTTGAAGCCATAGCGTCATCAGTTGGAAGATTCTTGGTGTTAGCTGCCATACTCTTAGCTTGCAATTCAATAGGCATCAATTGCGCTTCAGTCATTAACTTTTGCGCTTCAGCCTTATTCTGCTCTGCCTGAGTAGTTTGGACAGCAATCTGGGCTTGAGCTAGTTGCATAGCCAATTGTTGTTGCATTTGTTGTGCTTGTTGAGCTTGTGGATCAGCCGTAGCCATCTTGTCTAGCATGGCAATCAACTCATACCTGTTTGACAGAGAAGAATTAGCCATGATTCCCTTCAAAATGATAGGCAAAACAGGCGTATTCGGGCCGAGAGTCTGCAAAAGCGAGATAAATTGCTGTTGTTCATGCTCACGAGCGATGATTCCCAACGCAGCAGTCGGAATAAACTTCATGTCTACAGTAGGATAACGCTCTGGGTCGAACTGCATATAGCGGTAGGCGGCTTTGGTGATGAAGGGGATCATAAAATCCTCTTGGAAGTTCACCAAGGTACGCTTGTATTTCTTGATAATCGAGGCTACTGCCATCGAAATACCACCCTGACCCGCATCTCTAGCAACGGCAGATACCATTCCTTGTGAGTCAAGAGTGCCTGTTGCCATCAAAAGCATACGTTCAAACTCTTTTGCGGTTGTCAGGTTAGAACCATCAGTATTACCAAACTTGAACGGGAACAGAATCTCATTAGGATTTCCGTTTGTCAGAATTGCCTTACCTGGCTTGACTTCAAACTTAGCACCCCGTGGGAGGCGAGTAGCATCCATAGCCATCATTGGGCTAGTTGTCAGGGCTAGAGAGTCTAAGTGGCTACGCACTTGGGCATCAATAGCCTTTTGTGAGTTGTAAGCCTTCTCAACAGTACCACGACCCAATAAGCGATTAGGAACTGTGTCATCCTGATAAGCAAGGATTGGGCGATCTTTCATCATGTATGGGTTCTTTTCTGCCTTCAGAAGAGTCCCATCGTTGGCAATCACTACAATTGCTTCGACCAAATCGGAATAATCATCTTGTAAAGAGTCTTCAGGAAACAAGTCCTCAACTTCTTCACCATCTTCTAGATTCTCAAGGTACTCACGTGGAACAAGTCCATAGTAAGTTAGAAGTTTTACTTTATCGTCTTCGTACTGAGTAATCTCTTGGGTAGGCTCTAAGTCAGAGTCCATAGAGTCTGTACCGACTTCTACCTTGCGATAGATGCCATCTTCTTGGCCTTTTACGACCTTGTGGATGGAGACATACTTCTCAATAGCCACACCCATACAGTCATCAATAGATGTGCCATTAGGGTCAAACAAGAAGTTACGGGGATTTACAGGAACAATCTTGACTGCGATTCGGTCTTGTTCTACAACTCCAATAGCTGCTTGTCCTGTTTGACCAGGTATTGGCTGAGTGCTAGGAACGTAGACTTTCTCTGTTTTGACAACAATCTCACCAATTCCAGTGCCATACAGTTCAGCAAGTAGTTCAATCTGGTCAATAGATTTGCGAATCTTATCGACTTTGAAGTCTTCCATCAGTTGTGCTTTGATAGCCTCAACATCTAATGGATTGTTGTTGACATCACGAATATCATCTTGGATGTCAAAGAACTCACCCTGACCAAAGATAGCTTCCATGATCTCGGCATGGCGTGTTTCTACGGCTTGTTGTGTAGCGGGAGTAACGATTCTAGAGCGTTCAGATTCACGGGTTTTGTCTTGGACATCCCACTCGCCATTGAAGATACGCTCATACTCTAGCCAATCAGATAGATAGTTTGTATCTCGGTAGTCTCTCCAACGATCACAATGGTTCACTACGAAAGCGACTAACTCTTTATCTGATTCGCTAGGTTCTTGGAATTCCATTCTTATACCCCTGAAATAATATCTACTGGTTGCCAATCCTCGCTATCATCTTCTTCCATGTAAGATGTAACAGCCAGTTGGTCAATGTAACTGAGGGAGTCAGGCAAGTCATCATGGACTCCTTGAGCAGGGAACAGGATTAACTGGTCTACAAACTCATCCCAATCTTCTTCCGAATTTAACACAATTCTGCCATGCTCGAACCTACCTTGTAAAGCCCAGATGATTCTGTCTGCTTTTTTTCTATTCCCGTGGGTCAAATCCACGATATGAGCAAAGGTGTTGTTCTTTCGCATCAAGTCCGAAAGATAGGGCAAAACAGCGTTCTTTAGTGCTCCCCTCTCTATTCCTACAGATAAAGGGCGGTAGTCCCGAATAGCCATCAGAATCTTGGCGGCAGTCTCTCGGATGTCCCATCTTCCATGTTCAATCTTCTTAACAAACCACTTCCCATCGTCTGTTACCTTAACGATTGAGATAGCAGACTCGTCCAGACGCTTCTTAGAATTAGCCGCTTGTTTGGCAACTTCCTCAAATCCCGCTAAGTCAACAGCAATGAAGTAGCTTCCATAATCAGGCTCTATCCCGTATTTGATCCATTCTTCCTTGAAGATGTCCGAACCCGCATTGGTAAACGAAGCCATGTACTCTTGTTTAAAAGCAAAGGTACTCAGCGTCTTTTTAGCACTTTCTATCTCTTTTTGGTCAATCAGAGGGTTATCAGCAGTTGTGAAGTGCCATGACTTCCAATCAGGATCATCCTCTGACTCGCCTAGTTTGAAGGTGTCGTAGAACCAATTTCTGCCTTTTGGAGTGCCGATGAACAATGCTCTCCCCCGTTTATCAGACAAACTGGCTCGAATGACCTGTTCCCATGCCTCGGGTTTGATGTCAGCTACCTCATCCAGTACGGCATAGGTCAATGAGACACCACGGAGCGTATCGGGTCTATCCGCACCACGAACGTAGATTCTTGCTCCGTTTATCAGGGTAATGTCTAAGTTGTTCACATGGGAGGACTGAATAACCTCTCTACCAAGGTCTAGCAGTAAGTCCCAGATGATCTGTCTTGATTGTCCCATAGTGGGACTAACATAAAGAACCGCAGAGCCTTGTGGACACTTGAG